ATAATCTTTCAGTGACCAAGGACAAACACTTCTTGATTATTGAAGGCAAAGAGTATCAATCTGATAGCGAAAAGATTGTGCCAAACTACCTGCACAAAGGTATTAGCAATAGAGATTTCCGCAGAGAATTTCAGTTAGCTGATCATGTGGAAATCAGCAATGCTCACCTTGAGTTAGGCATCTTGAGTGTTCACTTGAAACGTGAAGTGCCCGAAGAAGCCAAGCCTAAAGCTATTGCTATCACATATCAAAACTGATAAAATAGTGTAAATACAGCAAGGGCGTGGTGCCCTTGCTTCCAACAAGGAAACTTAGAAATCATGGCACAGTCAGAAACTAGAACACGTATTAAACCTAACGAAGCCATCGCGGAGCCTCCGATGTTTCGGGTAGTATATCTCAATGACAGCGTTACTACTATGGAATTTGTGGTAGAAAGCCTGATTGACGAATTTGATTACACCGAAGAAACCGCGACACAAATCACCGTAGACATTCACGAAGCTGGATTAGCCTGTGTTGCTGTGTTACCTTTTGAAATTGCTGAACAAAAAGGCATGAATGTAACTTCGCAAGCCCGGGCACTGAACTATCCTTTGCAAATCAAGCTCGAACCTGAGTTAGTGCATTAATAGTCAACAACTATGCGCAATGGATTGTATGCCCATTGCGCATAATCTGTGTGTTGTCGGCCGCGACAATTGTTGACCCAACGAATCCCATCGCGACATTGGTCAATTTTGTTGTGATAATGACCAAAACACCAGGTGTGTATTTTGTGTTCAGTGTCTGCGTTCAACGCAACTTTGAGGTATCTGTTGCCCATGACATTGAATTTCAACAACCCTTCAATGGTTGGATCATGCTCAATCAAGTCAGGCCTGGGCACAGTGTGCGTTACTACAACAATTTTTTTAACATCAGGGTGTGTTTGTAATCGTTTGATTGATGACAGCAGGTAGGTGGCATCAGTGGAACTAGCACGCTTGATTTGCTCAGTGATTTTTGTTGAGTAGTTTTCTTTTTCTTCCAGCCACAATCTAGACTGCGCTGCATCTATCCCTAAGTCAAAATCAAAACTCCACCAACCGTTGGTACCTACTATTGCTACACCATTGATTACAACCACATTGTCTTGGAGATATATTACATTAGGAACAGAACTAATACGACTTGCTAGATCTCGATAGCTAGACGATAGTTTATCTATGTAAAGTTTGTGTTCATCATTGCCATCAATATAGAAAACTCCTTGATAACAGGTACCTAAATGCCGAAGAAACTTTATCAGTTCGGCTCTGTCTTTGCAGATATCTCCGGCAACTACACAGTGTTGGCTGGTGGCCCGCCCAGTCCAATCATTGTCCTGCCAGGATTCTAAATGCAAATCAGAAATCAAATCAAATGCTAATTCCATGATACATATTTAAAGGAAACCTACTATGAACATAATATTTGGCAATCACGTTGAAAAAGTACAAGATAGATTCACTGTGTTGGAACTAGACTCGTTTGACATTGGCAACACAGGCACAGTTGTCACGGCTTGGTGTGTACTAGATCAAATACCATTGACTGAAATGTCTTTGGTTGAACCATTGATCAAAGTGCATCAAGATTTGATGATCCAGTACCAAGCGCAAAATTGGAACTTTTGCAAAGACGCTTTGAAACAACTTTACAGCCGATGGAACGGTGAAGTAGATAGTTTTTACAGTGACTTAGAGTCAAGAGTAAATCATTATATTGAAAACCCGCCTGGGCTAGATTGGACTGGTCGGTTGGTCAAAAAATCGTCTGAGTCAGCACAGGACTGATTATTACAGCAGATCAAAATGTCTCAGCACAGCCGAGACATCACCGGGTATTTTTCCATTCTGCTCTAGATATTTTTCCCAGTTTTTTGAGCTGATAGATTCTTTGCATGTTTCTACAGCACTGTTCATGCCTTGACGATATTCATTGATCACTAGATCAAAAAATTCTGAACTAAAAAATCTGTCTTTGTTTCGTTGAGCTATTGCAAAGCATTGATTCATGACTTCTGTGAATTCGCTGTGGTCTAATTTTTTCAACCTTGACATCTCATCAATGATCATCTGCATGCGGGTCACAGGATTTGATTCCTGATCGTATTTTTCGTTGATCCACGGATCGAATGTTTCAAATCCGTATCTTTTCAGGTATGTCAATGCGTTTGCTGCACCAACCAAGATAAACGGAGTTCCTGTGGCTATGGCCCTGAGAGTTTTTTCAGTCAGGTGTATTTTTTCATAATCAAATATAGTCTCTAACACCACTTCTATAGCAGTGGTGCAATAGTCATGTGAATCGTAATCGGCACTGCTAGATGAAGGATATGTATTTGTGTTAAAGTGATCCTCTAATACAATGTCGGGCTGCCAACTGGCATTTTTAAACACATGCTTGCTGTAGTGTAAATCGTTGTCTATGAAGCCAAAAGAAGTTTTGCACTGTTCTAACAGCTGATGAGTAGCCAACATTTCAGCAAATTTTATTCTGTATTCTCGCGATCCGGCCCAGGCTCGATTATAGATCAAAAATCGTTTTTCAAAAGTTCTGTGTTGCGGATTCAGCAACAAATCATGCTCAGCATACCTATACCAATCTCGAGCCACTGCTGCATGGCTAAACCAATGCACCGGAATGTATCCGTTTTCTTGTAATATTTTTATATCAGCACTGTTGAATTCACTGTGCACCAAAATTATCTTGTTGTAAAATTGATACGGAGTATCAGTTTGATTTTTGAACCACACAGAGTGTTCAGCAGTGTTAAAAAACACGTTGTCTAACTTGTACCAATTTTGTTTTAAAGGTATTGTTTTGGAATCCATGCATTCTTGGTCATGATGCCAAGCATGGGGTATGGTCATGTTGTCATACCAACTAACTGGGAATATTTTGTCGCAGTCCTTGATATTTTTTGACCCATGTGGATTATAGCGATAAATTATGACATCGTGGTCGCAGACATCATGAAGAAAATTGTATAATCTATCTAAAGGAACGCTAATTTTTTCTCTCCGTATAAATTGGTTTTATTGGTATTGGTATAAATATTAGCATGACCAATTCCTACCAACCTTACACATACTTAATTGGCTGGGCCACCCAACATAAATTTTACTATGGTGTGCGCTATGCAAAAAATTGTAGCCCAACAGATTTGTGGAGTAAGTATTTTACTTCATCAAAAGAAGTAGCAGCAATGAAAACAGTGCATGGAGATCCTGACATTATACAAATTAGAAAAGTATTCTTAACTAAGGAACATGCTAGACTCTGGGAAAACAAAGTGTTGCGACGACTAAAAGTTGTGTCTCGAGAAGATTTCCTTAATAAAAACGATGCTCCTGCTCCTCCAATTAATAATCGAGTAATGTCAGAAATTACTAAGACTAAAATTGGCACAGTGCATAAGGGAAAACCAAAATCTGAAGAGCACAAGCAAAAAATTAGAGAAGCACGGGCAAAGCAGGTCAATACCAGAAAAGGACAACGTGCAACAGAAGAAACAAAGCAAAAACTTAGAGAAGCAAATTTAGGAAAAACATATTCAGAAGATGTTAATTCTAAAAAAGGTCAAAAAAAGGATTTGCATTGGACTTATGGAAAACCTCGAACAGAAGAAACAAAGCAAAAACTTAGAGAAGCAAATTTAGGAAAAGTTTTGTCAGAAGAAACAAAACAAAAAATGCGTGGACCAAGATTGAAATTAAAGGAAATTAAATGAAAAAATGCAAGGTGGGATTCATCGGAATTGGGAAATTAGGTTTAGATTGTGCTGAAGTTATGGCAGAAAAGCACCAAGTGCGTGGATACGATATTTACCCACGTCAAAGTAACTCTGTTAAAGTTTGTGGAATTGAAGAATTGGTAAATGAAAGCGATTGGATTTTCATTGCTGTGCCTACACCACATGCCGAAGGGTATGACGGATCTGTGCCTTCGAGTCACATGGAACCTCGAGATTTTGGTCACACTGCTGTGTTAGACGCTATCGATAATGTCAACCGCTATGCTACTACTAGCAAAAAAGTAGTGTTGATTTCCACAGTGCTGCCGGGCACAACTAGAAAGCATTTTTATCCGCGCTTGGACAAAAAACATCAATTCTTGTATAACCCTTATCTCATCGCCATGGGATCAGTGAAGTGGGATATGGTCAACCCTGAAATGATCATGATTGGCACAGAGGACGGAAACCCCAATGCACTGGCCGGCGAACTTCGTGCACTGTATGACACAGTGATGCAAAACAGTCCGCGCTATGAAATTGGTACTTGGGATGAATGCGAAGCCATCAAGATCTTCTACAACACATTCATCTCTGCCAAAGTAGGACTTGTAAACATGATTCAAGACTTTGCTATGAAGATTGGCAATATCAACGTTGATGTTGTTACAAATGCTCTAGCACGTTCAACCATGCGTATCATGGGGCCCAAGTACATGACCGCAGGCATGGGCGATGCAGGCGCTTGCCACCCTCGTGACAACATTGCTCTGCGTTGGCTTGCACAAGAGTATGACATCGGCTATGACTTGTTTGACACAGTGATGCATGCTAGAGAAATACAAGCAAAAAATCTTGCTAAATTTCTGTACGATACATCCACTGCTACTGATCAACAAATGCCAATTGTGATTCACGGCAAAGCCTACAAGCCTGACGTGCCATATTGTATTGGCAGCTACAGCACCTTGGTCGGACATTATCTTGAAGAGATGGGCGTGGATGTCAAGTATGTTGACCCCCTGGCCGATGACAACAACGAAGTAATTTCAGAAATTGCTGGTCCAGCAGTTGTTCTTTGGGCTCATGATCGTCAGATCACTTATGAATACACTGGCGAGCAGACTCGTACACAAGCATATTGTGAAATTCCTGCAGGGTCAATCATTGTTGATCCATGGCGCAAACTTTCGTCGACAGACGCTGTAAAAGTCTTACACTATGGTAATACCCGCGGTCGTTGAATACAATCTTGAACCGTTCTGGGACAATGAATTCAAACACATTGACTACGTTCGGGAACCGTTCAACGATCCCGAATCTGTAGCTCAATGGCTTGCACAAGGTTACAGCAGTAACATCTGTGGAGACCTTGCTGACATGCGCCATCGCTTGCCAAGTTGGACCTCGCAATTTGTTGAGATTTATCAGGCACGCGGCTGGAAGGATATTGGTATTGCTTTTTACCGCATGCCCACCGGTACTGTAATGCCAGTTCATCAAGACCTTTACCGTCGTTATATTGAAGTATTCAATCTTCAAGGACAAGAAACCTCAATTCGTCGAGCGTTAGTGTTGTTAGAAGATTGGAAACCTGGGCACTATCTTGAAGCCAACGGAAAACCTTATGTTGAGTGGAACGCTGGCAAAACTGTGGAATGGTACTATGACATTCCACACATGGCGGCCAATATTGGCCTTGAAGACCGTTATTCACTGCAAATTACAGGACATTTATGATATCAACATACAATGAGTGGAGCTCACTAAAACGATGCATGGTAGGCGACGCCACCTGGGCCAATTGGCCAGTGCATGATCCTGTGTTTAAATTAGAAGAACAAAAAACAACATGGAAAGAAACCCCAGTTCCTCGAGGCCCAGTTCCGCAGAGAATCATAGATGAAGCCAACGAAGATCTAGATCGTCTTGCAACTACATTGATGCAATTAGGAGTTGAAGTTGTACGCCCAGATACACTGAACTTTCAAATTCACGACGGCATGTATAATTATTGTCCACGGGACCGACTGCTGGTGTATGGTGATACTATTGTGAATCCAACCATGATGTATCCTTGTAGAGACATGGAACTTCAATGTTACCATGACATTGTAGACCAAGCTGCTCATTACTATTTTATGCCAAGACACGAGGGCATGATATTAGATGCAGCTAATGTATGCAGACTTGGGGACAAAATGTTGTTCTTGGAATCTGCATCGGGCAACCGAGCAGCCTATGATTGGCTGTGCAGCGTATTCCCTGATGTTGAGATTGAGTTATGCA